ATCCATTGCGGAGCGCCTCGGCCGCCTCGGCTGAAATCGTGCTGTCGGTAGACAGAACCACACCGGGCCGGGCACCGTTGCCGAAGAACGACGCCCCGTGAATCTCGCACGCACGGGCCAGCCCGATCGCGTCGCGGGCGAGCTCGACCGGAACCATGCCGTTGACGCCGTCATCAGAGAGCCACCGCAGGTGCATGATCGCGTCCTGCGAGTAGATCGTCTCGGTGCCGCGATCCTCCCGGTAACGGTAACGGAGTCGCCCGTTCTCGATCCGCTCGACCTGCATCCGGCTCGGGTGCAGCACGATCAACTGCGTGGCAGGACCGGCACCGGCGATTTCCACGAACGCCTGCCCGTGCGTGAGCAGGTGGAGCATGATTTGCTCTCGCCATTCGTAACTCGTCTGCCATCCGTTCGGCCGCTCGTGGAGGATGCGATACAGCGGCACCTCGCGGGCGATTTCTTTCCCGCCGTTGGGCAACCGACGGTAGAGATGTAGCGGTAGCCCGGCCACGCTGGACGAGAGCACGCGAACGCACGCGAGGACGACCGTTGAGCGGAGCGCCGTCTCAGGGTCGATTCGCACGCCCGACGGATTGCGGTTGCCACCGTAGCCGCCCGACTCGTAGTCCCAGTTGCGAGACTCGTACTCAGAGGTCGGAAGCCAGAGAATGCGGTCGGATGGGGCGATCATAGGAAGAGGATGGAGGGTTCCGCTCCGGGCTTGTTCGTGATCTGGTCAGACTCCCAACCGCCGAGGGCAAAGATGAGAGCCACGATCCCGTCGATGCGGCCCGTGCTTTTCTTCTTCACCGGACGCACGTCTTCGTAGGCGTTCGTCTCCACTGTCACGTTCGCGGCCATCCACGAGAGCACCGGATTGCCGCCGTGCCGCAGGCGCTGCTGCAACACGAGCGACTCCAGGCGGCGCGTCGGCGACGACATCCCGCGAAAACCTTGGCTCCATCCTGACACGCGCAGCCCCGCCCCTTGCAGTTCCACGGCAAGCTGCACCGCGCCGGTCAAGTCCATGTAGACGTGCTCCACCTCGTGGGTTTTCGCATACTCCAGCACGTACTCGCGGATCTTCGAGTGGTCGATGATGTTCCCATCGGTCGCCGTGATGTAGCCCGAGTTCACCCAGTGCTGGAACGGCTGGCGGTCGGTTTTCTCCCGCTCCATGATGAGATCGCGGGGAGCCCAGAACATCGCATCGACCTCGAACTCGTCGCCCTCGCACGGGTACAAGGCGACCATCGCGGAGAGGTCGGTGGTCTTCGACAAGTCCATGCCGATGATGCACTTTCGACCGGCGAACGGCTCGCGTGGACCGCTGGCACACGCGGCCCACTTGTCAGGGTCCAGCCACCTATTCGTTGACTCGGTCCAAACTCCCAAGGAATACCTGAGCCAGCCATTCAATTTTGTGGCCTTATTCTTCGCCTCGCGGGCATCCGCCGCGAACGCCTCCTCGGTCATCGTGATGCCCATGCCGGGATTGCATCGACGCCACGTCGCCGGATCGAAGTAGTCCTCGCTGCCATCCGTTTTCGCTCCGTAGATCCGCCCGTAGAACCTCGGGTCGTAGTTCGGATCTGCGATCACCTGCTCGGCGTATTCGTGCTGCTCCCAGCAGATCGTGTCGCGGCGGTCACCGGCAGTCGTGATCGTGCAGAGCAGCGGCTCGCGTCTGGATCGGCCCGAGTAGCGGAGCGCCTCGAAAAGCCGCCTGTCGGGCCACGCGTGAAGCTCGTCACAGAACACGAATGAGTAGGACGGCCCTTCGGCCGCACCGGCGTCACGTGAGATCACACGCATCGACGAGCCGGTGCCCATGCAGACGATCGTCTTCCGAGAATCGACCACCTCAAGCGACGCCGCCAGCTCTGGCGACCGCTTCACCATCGCGGCGGTCTCGTCGAAGATGATCGCCGCCTGGTTGCGGTCCTTCGCCGCGATGCATCCGAGCTCGCCTTCTCCCTCCATGAGGAGATGCCAGATAGAGAGGGCTGATAGGAGCGTCGATTTGCCTTGTCGTCTTGGCCCCCACGGCATCCAGCCGCAGGGGCCAAGACGCCATTTTTTTTGGGCACCTCTAGGTAGGCGAGCCGATACCTCCGCAGCCCGTCATCAGTGCGCCAGCCGTAGAGCGGCTCGATCACGTCGTGCTTGTGCCAATCGAGCAGACGCATCGGCTCGCCCGCCTTCGCGGTTGGTGAGTCCTTGGTGTGACAACACACCGACTCAAGGAAGCCGATGACCAGATCGGCTGCGTCTTGGTCGTACGTGTAGCCCTTGACGTACTCGGGCTTACGCCTTGCGGGCAGCCTTGATCGCCCTGAACTTGTCGATGGCGCTTTCGGCCTTGGCATCCGGTTCCACCTTCAGCGAGGCACGGGCAGCGGGCGACAGTCCGAAGTCGGACTCCAGTTGCCGCAACTGCTGTGCGAGCTTGTGTGCGATCGCAACCTCGGGACGCTGGGCGATGTACTTCACTTCGCCGCCGTCGTTCAGGATCGGGTACGTGTCGCCGTCTGCCTTGAGTTTTGCACGCACCGCCAGCCACCACTCCCACGTGTCGCAGTAGCGGGCGAGCGCCTCGACATCGGCGCGCGTCATCACACGCGTCGCCTGGAGCATGGGCAGAAGTTCGCCCCAGCGACGGGCCGCCACCTCGCCGAGGTGCGGAGGCATTGAGACGCCGTCGGTCGGCGGCTGCGGCTCGTCCGGCGAGGCTGGCTTTTTGCTCGGATTGCCCCGCAGCAGCCGAAGTTTGGTCGGCTCAGGTTTCGGTCCGCGTCGTCCCATGACCCACCCCCACGAAGTTACCACCGCAGAAACACAAACAGGAGGCAACCGGGGTTTTTATCGGAAGCCCCGGGCAAGGCTTGACCCACCCCCCCTGTCGGGGGTGCTGTGGGTTGTTATATCGGTCTTCGGCAACTCAGTGCCCTCCAGAAAGTCGATGCTGATCGGTTTTTGTCTTGCTGGCGTGGCACGCGATGCAGAGGCACTGCCCGCCATCCACGTCATACCGACTGCGTCCATCCTCGCAGTGGTCAGTCCCATGCACGACCGGGCTCACGTGGTCCGCGTGTGCTTCCCGCTTGTTGGCGCATACCCGCCCGCACCGGCGACACGTCCACGCGTCACGCAATAGCACGGCCAGCCGCCACGCCCGGTGCCGCTCGTCGCAGTAGCCACGCTGGTAGGCGTTGGGTCGAGCCTCGGGCTTGCGTGGCGTGCGTAGCCGAGGAGGGCGGCACGTGGGTATCCGCTGCGGCATAGCCTCACGCTACCACGTGCCCCCGCATCGCTTGCAGTTCTGCGTCCATCATGCCCGCCACCAACCCATCGAACGTCACCCTCGGCACCCAGCCCAGCGCTCGGCGTGCCTTACTCGCGTCGCCCTGTAGCAGGTCCACCTCGGCCGGTCGGTAGTACCTCGGGTCGATCTCGACGTGGTCTCGGTAGTCCAGCCCCACGTGGGCGAACGCCCGCTCGCAGAACTCCCGCACGCTGTGCGTCTCGCCTGTCGCGATGACGTAGTCGTCCGGCTCGTCCTCTTGAAGCATGAGCCACATGGCCTCGACGTAGTCCGCTGCGTAGCCCCAATCACGCCGGGCGTCGAGGTTGCCCAGGTACAGCGTCTCGGGGATGCCGCTGGCGATGCGTGCCGCTGCCCGTGTGATCTTGCGGGTCACGAACGTCTCGCCCCGTCTCGGGCTCTCGTGGTTGAACAGGATGCCGCACGAGGCGTGCATCCCGTAGCTCTCGCGGTAGTTGACCGTGATCCAGTGAGCGTAGACCTTCGCCACGCCGTACGGTGATCGTGGCCGAAACGGCGTCGTCTCCCGCTGGGGTGTCTCGGCGACCTGCCCGTACATCTCGGAGGAGGACGCTTGATAGACACGGCACCCAGGCACGACGCGGGCTGCTTCGAGGACGTTGAGCGCTCCGAGCCCGACCGCTTCCGCCGTGTACGCGGGCTGGTCGAACGACACCCGCACGTGACTCTGTGCCGCGAGGTTGTAGAGCTCGTCAGGCTCGATCTCAGCGACGAGCCTCGCCATCGCACCGCCGTCGGTCACGTCGCCGTAGTGCAGGTTGAGCCGATCGAAGATGTGCTCGATCCGCTGCGTGCCGAAGGTGCTCGACCGTCGCACGATGCCGTGGACGATGTAGCCCTTCGAGAGCAGGAGCTCGGCGAGGTAGGAGCCGTCCTGCCCTGTGATGCCGGTGATCAGAGCGACGCGCATTGATCCCTCCACCACGAGACCGTCTCGGCGATGCCGTTCTCCAGGCTGACTCGCGGCGTCCACCCGAGGATTTCGCGGGCTCGCGTAGCATCGACCGCACGCCTCGGCTGACCGTCGGGCTTCGATGAGTCCCAGCGGATCATGCCCATGTAGCCGCACTCACCCGCGATCATCTCGGCGAGCTTCCTCATCTGCACCTCGCCGCCGCCGCCCAGGTTGATCGGGTCGGGTGTCGTCACCGTCTCCGCTGCTCGCACGATGCCCTCGGCAGCGTCGTCCACGTGGAGGAACTCTCGCGACGCACATCCCGTCCCCCAGAGCGTCACCGGATCGGTGCGGCAGAATCGCCGGATCATCGCCGGGATCACATGCGAAGACACCGGGTCGAAGTTGTCGTGCGGACCGTACAGGTTTGTCGGAATCACAACGGCACCGGGGAGCGAATATTGCTTGTTGTACTGCTTGAGCAGTTCGTACACCGCCCTCTTCGCCACGCCGTATCCGGCATTCGTGGGCTCTGGGTAGCCGTTCCAGAGGTCTTTCTCGACGAACGGCACTGGCGGGTTGAGCGGATAGCTGCACACGGTCCCAACGACGACGCACTTCTCGACCTCGAACCGTCGGCACTGCTCGATCACGTGCAGCCCCATCGCGAGATTGGCGTAGGTGAACCGTCCCGGCGTCGCCATGTTCGCCCCGATGCCGCCGACTTCGGCCGCGAGGTGAAGCACGACTTCGGGTCGGTGGTCGTCGAACAGGTCGATCGTGTCCTCCTCGCTGGTCAGGTCGCACGCGACCCTGCGAGGCACGATCACGTGGCGGCATCCGCGACTATGCAGCACGCGGCAGACCGCCTTGCCGAGAAACCCGGCACCGCCCGTGACGAGGATTCGCTTGGTTGAGATGTCCATGCCCGCATGGTGTCGGGCGTGTCAACTCAGCCGTCCTCGTTCCGGCTCGCGAAGTATCCGCGCACCCACTCGACGAGCTGCGGCGGTGCCGAGTCCGTCCAGCGGAGCAGCCCGTTCTCGTCCACCTCGACGTGCGTCGCCGGGTCATATCCGCCGTTCACGACCGGATACCACCGGGAGTGGTACTGGCGGTCGGCGAGGCTCCCGTGGTGCAG